GCGGCGAGGTCTACGGCAGATCCCCCGGTATGGATAACCTGGGCGACATCAAGCAGCTCCAGCACCAGCAGAAAAGAAAAGCGCAGGCTATCGACAAGATGGTCAACCCACCGATGGTCGCACCGACAAGCCTGAAGGGTAAGCCGTCGACTGTTCTGCCTGGGCAGACGACATACGTCGATCCGCTGCAGGGCAGCCAAGGCTTTGCCCCGGCATATCAGGTGCAGCCTCGCATCAACGAACTGATGATGGACATTCAGGAGGTCCAGGGCCGGGTGCAACGCGGCTTCTATGCCGACCTCTTCGCGATGATGATCAACTCCACACGCCGACAGATGACAGCCACCGAGGTAGTCGAGCGGCATGAAGAAAAATTAGTCCTGCTCGGGCCTGTGCTGCAGCGGATCAACGTCGAGCTACTTGACCCACTGCTGGATGACGTCTTCGAGTACGCCTTGGAGGGGGGCCTCCTCCCCCCTGTCCCCGAGGCGCTCGAGGGCGAAGACCTGGAGGTAGAGTATGTCTCCCTCTTAGCACAGGCCCAGCAGGCTGTGTCTGCGACTAGCCTCGAGCGGGTAATGGGCTTTGCCGGCAACATGGTCGCCGTGTTCCCCGATATTGTTGATGGCATCGACGCCGACGCTGCCCTGCGCCAATACGCTGATGTTCTTGGCACTAGCCCAGAGGTCATCATCTCCACCGATGCCCTTGCGGCCAAGCGCCAGGAGCGCGCTGAGCAGGCACAGCAGGCACAGCAGATGGAGCAGATGCAACAGGTTGCTCAGGCAGGTGGGCAGATGGCTCAGGGAGCCAAGGTCTTGAGTGAGACCGACAGCACTAGCCCTAACGCCCTGACCGACTTGGTCCGCGGCCTGGGGGCTGGCGCGTGACCTACGACGCCAGCGACCCACAGCAGGTAGCCCGGGCACAGCGTGACCAGGATGACCGTGCAAAGGACATCGACTTTATCGCGTCTCAGCCCCGCGGCCGCCGCTGGCTGTACGCTCTGATGTTCGACCACAGCCACATCAATGCCCTTAGCTTGGTCCCCGACAGCTTCTCGGCCACCGCCTTCAACGAGGGCGCTCGATCGGTAGGCAGCCGGCTACATGAACAGCTACGCAGCACCAGCCCAGCAGCTTACATGAAGATGCTGGAAGAGAACCACTTTGTTGATGAACAGCCATAGGAGGAGATGACATGGCAGACGAGGAAATAGCCGCCGTAGAGGAAGAAGCTGCGGCACCTGTCGAGCAGCCTGAAGAAGGCGCTGGCACAGAAGAATCCAAGACCCTGCTGTCGGGTGACGAGGGAGAAGGAGCCGGTGAAGAGGCGGATAAGTCTGGGGTTCCAGACGAGTACGACTTCTCTCCACCAGAGGGCGTTGATATTGACGCGGACAAGCTCGAAGGCTTTACAGAAAAGGCTAAAGAGTTCGGTCTGACGCAAAGTCAGTTTCAGCAGCTTGTAGAGTTCGATATCAGTCGTAGCGCGGCAGCGCTGCAGGAGATGTCGAGCCAGTTCCAAGAGCGTATTAACTCTTGGGCTAGTGATACCCGAGCTGACAAGGAGCTTGGCGGGGAGTCCCTCGACGAGAACCTTGGGTTAGCGAAGCGCGCGATCGACACGTTCGGTAGCCCGCAGCTAGCTAGGCTCATAGACTCCCCATCAGCCGACAACCCTGACGGTCTAGGCTTGGGAAACCACCCGGAGGTAATTCGCCTCTTTTATCGTGTGGGGCGTGCAATATCCGAGAGCGATCTCGTCACCGGAGACAATAAGATTGAAGGCCGAGACACCTTAGAGAAAATGTACCCCTCCATGTTTGCAGCCAACTAAGGAGCTAACTTTATGGCGGTTCTATCTATAACTAACCCGACTCTCGCTGACCTGGCAAAGGTCACCGATCCTGACGGGTCTATCGCGGACGTTGTTGAGATACTCAACGCCACGAACGAGATCCTCTTGGACATGACGTTCCTCGAGGGCAACCTGACTACAGGCCATCGGACATCAATCCGTTCTGGCCTTCCTACGCCTACATGGCGCAAACTCTACGGCGGCGTACAGCCGACGAAGAGCCGCGCAGTACAGGTGACCGATAATACGGGCATGATGGAGGACTATTCCGAAGTCGATAAAGCCCTTGTTGAGATGGCCGGCAACCCCGCCGCGTTCCGTTTGCAAGAAGATCGTCCGCACATCGAAGGCATGAACCAAGAGTTCGCGTCGACGTTGTTCTATGGCGATGAAAGCACGGCACCGGAAGAGTTCACCGGCCTATCAGCTCGGTACAACCTGCTAAGTGCAGCCAACGGCGACAACATCATCGAAGGCGGCGGCACGGGTGCTGACAATGCGTCTATCTGGCTGATCTGCTGGGGACCAAATACCTGCCACGGTATCATCCCCAAAGGATCTAAGGCCGGCGTCCAACAGCGCGATCTGGGTGAAGTCACTCTCGAGAACGCTGACGGGTCAAACGGACGTATGCAGGCGTATCGCACGCACTATCGCTGGGACGTCGGTTTGTCGGTTCGCGATTGGCGCTATGCCGTTCGCATTGCCAACATTGATCGTTCGCTTTTGCTGCCTGCCGCTACGGGTACATCTGCGGTCTTGAACGATCTGATGCATCAGGCGTGGACAGAGCTTCCAAGCACGACGGCTGGCCGATGTGCTTGGTACATGGACAAATCTATCCTGTCCATGCTGCGACGTCAGACCTCCGCTGCGGTCGGCAATTCTACTCTGACCGTGGACTTGGTCGGTGGTACGATGCAGACCTCATGGGGTGGTATCCCGATCCGACGCTGCGACGCCCTCCGGGCTAACGAAGCACGCGTCGTATAACGTAATATAGAGAAAGGACACTACGCCATGATTATGGACGAACGGCTTGAATTTGCGGATGCCACCGCACTCGACACCTCGGGAACTGACACCGACCTGATCGGCGATGTTATCGACCTTGGTTCTACGACCTCCGACATTGGTAACGGCCAGCCGATCTACCTCGTGATCCAAGTGAGCACGACGGTAACTTCGGGTGGCGCTGCCACTGTTGATTTTAAACTACTGTCTGATGCAGCAGCCGCTATTGCGGTTGACGGCACCGCGACGCAGCACTTTGCGTCCGGCGCTATTGCCAAGGCGACATTGGTTGCCGGTTACACGGTTGCTGTTGTTGCTCTGCCTATCGGCACCTATGAGCGTTACCTTGGCGTTGCTACTACGACTGCAGCGGCTGCACTGACGGCGGGTAATATCAATGCCTTCCTGACCTACGATCCGGTTGGTTGGACTTCCCTTCCTGACGCAGTTAACTAAGTAAGGATGGGTGGGGGTTTAGCGGCCTCCACCCCTTCCTCATATAGGAGACACAACATGCCTCGAGTTACCTTTCGGACTGAGTTCTTCGACAATAACCGGCGCTATCGTGCGGGCGTTGAGTACGACGTGCCAGATGATATGACGCTCCCTACGCGGGGTCTCGATATTGTCGAAGAGGCCGATAAGCCCGCTCGCCGTCCGAAGAGGGCCGCGCAAGCCACGTCCCCCGAGGAGGAGTAGGGTATGGCTAGCAAGGTACAGATAGCCAAGCTAGCTTTGCAGCATGTCGGTGATCGCTATGACATCAGCGACATCACCGAGGCTACCCCCGAGGCTGAGCAGGTTAACCTGCTTTATGATGATACGCGCGACGCCATGCTACGCCAGCACCCGTGGGTGTTTGCGACAAAGTACACTACCCCCGCATCTCTAGCCGGTACGGTCCCGGGTAACTGGACGTATATGTACACCTACCCTACTGACTGCCTCAAGATGCTCGGTATAGTTAACCCCCTGGGGGACGACCAGCCGAAGATCAAGTTCGAGGTAGCTAGGAACTCTACCGGAACACGCATTATATTATCTAACGAGGATACCCCTCAGATATTCTACACGTTCCGAGCTGAGGATACGGTTGACTACGACCCCGAATTTGTCATGGCCTTCTCGTATGTCTTGGGTGCTCGGATGTCCATGGCCTTAACTGGTGATCGGGCCATTACTGATATGCTGTATCAGCAGGCAACGCTCGTACTCAACAGTGCGTGGGGAAGTGACAGTAACGAAGGTATCGAGCCGTCCATACCGGACGCTGACTGGATTAGGGCGCGAGCCTGATGGTCAAGGTTATTCAAGCAAACCTGGCGGGCGGAGAGGTTAGTGAGGCCATCGCTGCCCGCGTTGATATCGACAAGTACAAGACATCTGTCTACAAGGCCGAGAACTTCTTTGTACAGGTGCATGGTGGGCTGACCAACCGCCCTGGCCTCGAGTATATAGCCCCTGCGAAGACCCCATCGTCGTCGGTGCGCCTGATACCCTTCGAGTTCAATACGACGCAGACGTATATCCTAGAGTTCGGCAACCTCTACATCCGCGTCTACAAAGACGGCGGTCAGGTTCTCACTGGAAGCGCAAAGACCATCTCCGCCGTGACGAAGGCTAACCCCGCGGTTGTCACAGCCAGTTCGCACAGCTTCAGTAACGGCGACGACGTCTACATCAGCGGTGTCGTCGGTATGACAGAGTTGAACGGGAGGTTCCTACGGGTTGCCAGCTCGTCTACACATACCTTCGCTCTCACCGACTACGCAGGCGTAAACGTAAATAGCACCGGATATACGACATACGGCTCAGCCGGCAGCGCCCAGAAAGTGTTCGAGGCTGTCACCCCATATGCCGCCGCAGACATATTCGACCTGCAGTACGTTCAGTCTGCCGATGTTTTGACTATCACGCACCCCAACTACGCACCTCGCGATCTGACCCGGACCGGCCACGACGCATGGTCGCTGTCTGTTATTGAGTTCATGCCAGAGCAACCCTTCCCTACTGCCCTTGCGGTCACGGTGAACAGCGGCGGCTCGGAGACCGAGCGATACGTTGTCACGGCGACTAGCCAGGACAGCGGGGAGGAGAGCCTCCGCGGTACTGCCCCCGCTGTCGGAGGGGGTATCAGCGCAGTCACGAAGGCTGACCCAGGGGTCGTCACGACTGCCAGCGCCCATAATCTGCAGAACGGCGACGACGTCTACATCAGCGGTGTCGTCGGTATGACAGAGTTGAACGGACAGGTATTCAAGGTTGCAGGTAAAGCCAGCGCTACATTCCAGCTGACCGACGCCGTAGGCGCCACCATCAACACCAGCAGCTATACCACCTATTCATCGGGGGGCTCAGTCTTCCCCATGTTTATCAAGATCACCAACGGGCACGCTACGGCGGATAACACTGTAGCCTGGACTGCCGTGACTGGTGCTGAGAGCTACACGGTGTACAGAGAGCAAAACGGCCTATTCGGGTTCATCGGCCGTACTGAAAACCTAGACTTCGACGACAAAAACATAGAGCCCGAGGTGGATCAGACGCCACCACGCACCCGTAACCCCTTCATCGGCGTCGGAAACTATCCCTCCACTGTCGGCTACCACCAGCAGCGCAAGCTCTTTGGCAACAGTGATACCTACACGCAGCGGGTGTGGATGACGCAGACCGCTAACTTCAGCAACCTCGCCGTGTCTAGCCCAACTCGCGACGACGACGCTATCACGGTCACCTTGGCGAGTAGGAAGGTTAATGAGGTACGGCACTTTGTATCCCTGTCCGATCTTGTGATCCTCACGTCTGGGGGCGAGTGGCTCGTCCAAGGCGTCGATGGCGTGATCACCCCCGCCGGGGTCCAGATTAAACCCCAATCCTACTACGGCTCGACGCAGCTGCCCCCGATCGTAGCCGGCGACATCGTCGTCTATATGCAGCCTGGGCAGGCTGTTCGAGATCTGGGGTACAAATTCGAGAGCGATAGTTACACGGGTAACGACCTGTCAGTCCTCGCCCGCCACCTGTTTGATAACAATAGTGTAGTCGACTGGACCTACGCTCAGTCTCCTAACAGCATCATATGGTGTGTGCGGGACGACGGCGTTCTCTTGAGCATGACATACTCCAGGGAGCAGAGCGTCTTCGGCTGGACGCGGCACACAACGCAGGGGGACTTCAAGTCCGCTGCGGCCATCCGAGAGGGGGACGCCGACTTCACCTACTACATAGTCGATCGGGTTCTTGGTTCCACCACGGTCAAGTACATAGAACGCATGAGGAGACGAGATCTAACGGACGTTCAGGACAGCTACTTTGTCGATGGTGGCCTGACACTGGACTCCCCCGTAGTCATTACCGGGTTTACCAACGCCAACCCCGTCGTCGTCACCGCCTCCTCCCACGGGTTCAGCAATGGCGACGTCGTGGATATAACAGGCATCATGGTTGCTGATAGCACTGAGACCAGAGGCTTCTCCCCCGACACAGAGATAGAGGGGTCTGGGTATACGGTCGCCGGAGTGACTACCCACACTTTCCAGCTCCAGAACAATGGAGCTAACGTCAATGGTACTGCGTTCAGTGTCTATCACTCAGCTGGCGAGGTCAGAGAGGCTACAACCACGGTGTCTGGGTTATGGCACTTGGAGGGTAAGGTCGTCGTCGCCCTAGCCAACGGGTACGTCGTCCGCGACCTCACGGTATCTAGTGGTACTGTCACACTTCCCAGCGCCGCCAGCCGGGTCCACGTCGGCCTCCCATACACCTCAGAAATGCAGTCTCTCAAGTTGGATAACGCTAATCCCGCTGACACGCTACAAGGGCGGGATAAGAAGATCAGCCGCTTGAGTTTGCGGTTTGAGACAACACTCGGGGGTTGGTACGGACCAGACCGCTCTCACATGCGAGAGATAAAGTACGGCCTCCCAGCTCAGTATGGGCAACCAGCCACCTGGGTTACTGGAGATAAGGGCGTGACGATGTCTCCAAGCTGGAACAAGGATGGCTACGTTATTGTCCAGCAGAGAGATCCGTTGCCCATGAATTTATTGGCCCTTATCCCTGACGTAGTAGCTGGGGGTAACTAATGATCCGAGATTTAGCTCAAGACGACTTACCCCAGCTACTGCATATTTCTCGTTCCATGCATGTGGAGAGCGTGTACAGGGATTATGCTCTGCACGAAGAGCGCACAGAGTATATTTTATGCGAGTTGATTTTAAATCCGGCAGTTTACACTAAAGGTGTCGTTCTCAACGATAAATTGATTGGGGTATTCCTCGGCGAGGTATCTACTGACTTGTGGACTGACGTACAGGTAGCTCGCGACATTATCTTGTATGTCTTGCCCGAGCACCGTTCGGGAGGACAAGGCATTCGTTTATTGAAGTCTTTTAAAGAATGGGCTGAACCCCGCGCTGATGAAATTGTTATCTCTGTTTTTGCGGGGATTGAAAATGCTGCTCTAGGTCGCATCCTTGACCGCATGGGATACACTAAGTCAGGTACACTGCATATGATGAGGGCAGCTTAATGTGCATTAGTATGGTGACGGCGTCCGCAATAGGGTCAGTGGCGTCAGCACTGGTGGGGGCTGCAAGCGCGTATCAGCAATCGCAGGCTGCTAAGTCGCAGGCGAATTATCAGGCTCAGGTGGCGAACAACAACGTCATTATCGCCCAGCAGAACGCAGAGCGGTTGCGCCAGTATGGGGAGATAGCCTCAGACGAGCAGCGCGAGCGCCTAGCACGAACGCATGGTGCGGTCCGGGCGCGCCTAGCAGCCAATGGCCTTCTGGTAGATGATACGATCGACGCTACAGGGGCTCTACTTCAGGCGGATCTCGCCAGCGAGGGTCAGTACGACATTTTGAAGCTGAAGGATCGATACGCGCAGCAGGTTCAGGCAGCAAAGGTGCAAGGTGTAAACTACCAAGCAGAGGCGGGTCTGGCTTCTCTCAAGGCTTCTCAGCAGAGCCCTGGTTTCGCTGCCACGGGTAGCCTACTGAGCAGCGCTGGCACCGTCTACAGCGCCGGCAAAGATGCAACGTGGTGGAGTAAGAAGAAGGAGGAATAATGAATGGCTAGAATACCGACACCGACAGAGCGCGGACAAGCCGTAGGTACAGTACAGTCACAGTTTACTCCGACGCCGTTCCAGAACCTGAACCCTGACGCTGACGTGTTTGGCGCAGGTCAGGCGCGCGCCTTGGGGCAGGCAGCTGATGGTCTGGCAGCTCTGAGCACAGCCATTAATAAGGGTATCAAGGCTGACGATACGCTGGCGCTGACTAAGTTTGAAACCAAAGTTAAGTCTCAGCAACTTATAGAGAACGCGCGCATCGGCTCGCTTGTTGGGCAAGAGCAGCTAGACGCTGCTGCTGAAGCACCTGCTGCCTTTGAGCAGTTTGTGGCGGACGCGCGCGCCGAGCATAATTTTCAGCGTCCCGATAATAGAGCTGCCGCAGACAACTTTTCTGCGCTATCCCTGAGCCAGTTCTCGGCCACGGCTGTCTCAGCCTCAGCGACGGGCAAGGCCGTTGTAGACAAGCAGGTATCCACCGCTCGGCTAGTCACGGCTGGGCGTAACCTCGTGGCTAACCCGGCCCACGCCGAAGCTTTTGAGGATGTTGTCCATACCACTGTGACGGACCCGGATACTGGCTTGGCGCAAGCCCTGGGCCTCGACCCATCCAACGCGACCTACGACGGCACTGACCCGAAAAGGTTGCAGCAAAAGAAACTTATCGAAAATATGATTGCTGAGCAGCAGGCTCTCGGCCTCCGCCAAGTTGTCGATAGCCTAGTGGCACAGGGAGACTTTGCGGGGGCCCTAGCTTTTGTTGACGACAACCCACAACTGGGCGCTAACACTGCTGTGCGTACTGCTGCTGAAGCTCAGGTAACCACGTTTAGGCAGAAGGTACGGGGAGAAGAGGAATTTTCTGCTCTCCTTAAGGAGCTAAGCGTGGGAGGCAACCAGCCGTCTCTAGCTCAGCTACAGACCGTGATATCTGCGGAGACTGATGTAAATATGAGAGGGCGGCTCCTCGCAGTATTCAGCATATTTTCTTCGGCTAAAACTGCGGTTCTTAATGAGACTGTCCGAAGGCAAGGGGTCTCTTTTATGGCTGAACTTGCTGCTGGGACAGTGACGCCTGAAGCATTAGCAAAATACCCAGAATACTTTAGGCGCAACCCGCAAGCAGCTCTTGCAATAGCTACAGGTGCGAGGCAACGCACTGTTACTCAAGCACGCGCTGAGACTGCTGAAGATAGCGCGCATACAAATAATGGGGGCGCGGCAGTTACTTTGCCCGGTCTATCTACGCAAATTTCTGTTTTGTTTGAAAGAGATCCAATTGAGGCACGGAAGTTAATTGAGGGTGGGGGACTGAAGAAGTATCTAGGCCGCGAGGATTGGGCCGCGTTTAAGGAAAAAGCCGAGAATGCCAAAACTGCTGAAGCTGCAGCTCTTACAAAAGACCAAAATACGGCCTCTTCCGTTATGCGTAAATCTCTGGGGTACAGCAGCGCCGACGCTACAAATTTTACGACCGCTCATGCCACTAGACTGAACCAAGCAATAACTGCTGTAAGGCAAGCCGCTATTGACGCAGGCCGCCCTGTTAACCCAGACGACCTTCGCAAGGCCGTTGCCGAGCAGCTTGTAAAAGTTATGACTGCAGATAGATTTGATTTTGGTACAGGAGCGCGTGACACATACGATTACCAAGCTGCTATTGATCAATCAAAGCTGGACGAAGGGTTTGATCCGTATGAGGCCCTCCTTCGCGAGGGTTCGCGCAATGACCGCGCCGTCGCCTTGCTGTTTGGCAAGGCAACTGACGAAGTTGAGGCAGCGCGGGAAGCCTTAGACGATGCCGACAAAGGATACACCTTGAATAACATTGCCGCGCAGTTTGGTGTAAAAACACCACCCGATCTTAGAGACGCTGCAAGGAAAGAAGTGGCGATGGACAATCTGGCTGTCGATGCAGGCTACCCCTCTGACTTTATACGCTACGTCCTCCTCGGCACTAATCGCGCAGAGGACGAGGATACCTTTTCTGCAGCTATCAAGGAGCTACAGAGCGGCAGTGTAATGGGGGCCGCTACAACAGATTTATTGGAGGCCTGGGCTAATCAATGACCGACACTTTTGATTACGCTGCTGCCGCTGGAAAAGAGGACGAGCAGCAAGACGCCCCCGTGTTTACGCCGGACATTCCTACTCCTGACCAAAAACCCGTTGCCACTTCGTTTGATTTTGAGGCTGCGGCCGGTCGCGGCACTATAGCACCCCCTCCTGTAGACGCCCCTTTTCAGGAAATTACTGATCCTCTTGGCCGTCCTCTTGCAAACCAGCCTCCCCCACCGCAATGGAGCTTTCAGGGTACTCCTCTACCCGGCACGAAAGCTGCTGAGCAGGGTTTAGAGATTCACCCGCTGTCTCGCGCTGTCTTACAGAATTTTGATTTAACCGACGATATTTCTGGAAACAGCGCCGCCCTCAAGCGTATTGTCAAAGGCGTATACGGCCCCAACTATGACGCGAACCGCGCATCTCCAATCCCTGTGGATGATCTAACAGACGCGCAGCTCCAACGTATTGCCGACACGCCGAAGCTAAAGCGTGCTTTGCAGCTAGACAGTATTACGCGCAGGCGGATGGCAGAAGATGCCGAAGAGGCGGCTGTTCTGCGCGGTGAGATACCCCTTATGCTGGCCGGCGAAGGTAGTGTAGACACTATGGTTCGGATGATGCGCGCACCCTGGATGCGCACTCCAGAAGCAATAGCCGCTCAGGGCGCAGGTGTTTTCGAGGGCATCCTTAACATAGGCACCTTGGGCGCCTTAGAGAGTGTGTATGGCGCCCGTCTAAAGGGTGCGGCAGGTGCCGCCGCACGCGCGCAGGCCGCGCGTACTACTCCGCTGGACACATTTACAAGTACGTTCATGCAGACCGCCTTCCCCGGCGGGATTACGGCCAATACCTATATACCGCTCGTATGGACGCCCCTAGACATTGTGTCCGGTTTTACCCACGCCGTCGGTAACGTTGCCCGGATTTATGCCGCCGGGGGCTTTAACGAGGAGACCGCAAACCTCCTTAAGCAGGAGAGCTTTGAGGAAGGTCGCGCGGTAATTAAACTTCTACAGGAAGCTGCAGCAAAATGGCCGTCCGGGCGTATCGGCTCCCGTTTTATGCAAAAAGTGCAGGACGCCGAAAGCGACTTTGCTATTTTTCGGTTGGCAGCCGAAGACCCTGCCGGAGCCGCTGCTGCTGTAGCTGAAGTATTTGCCCGCAACGTCCCGGTGCTCGCGGCCTCTGCCGCGGCAACGTACCTTGGCGGCCCCAGAGCGGGCATGACGGTCAGCACTCTCGGTCAATTTGCAATGGAGACGTATCGCCCAGATCAGCAGCGTCTCGCTTTCCTGAAGAAGAAGACGGGCATAGATATAAGTACCCCCCTCGGTATGCAGCTATTTCTGCAAGACCCCGACGCACAGCGGATTTATAACGCCTACGGCAGGGCGCGAGGCGCGGGGATTTCCG